AATGGTTCAAAAAATGCACTTGTAATACCTGCACTTGCATCTAAAGCATCCTGACTTGTTAATGATAGTGTATTACTACTTGAAGATTTACCTGTAATTTGAGTAGTGATTATTAAATTAGAATTAGAAGAATTTAAATTTGAAACATTTCTTCTAGGCAATCTAGTATATAATCCAGCATCATCAATATTTGATATTAAAGGAACTCTAACTCTAAAAGCACCTGAAGTTGTGCCACTAGTTATAATATCCCCCTCATTTACATCTGTAATATCAGGAACTTCAACCAATGTAAGTGTTTTTCCATCGTTACTTATACCTGTTACACGATTATAAACAGGATCTGCAAAATTATTTGAGTTATAAGATATAACTGAATCTGTAGTAAGTCCTACTTTACCTGCAAAATTACGACCTGCTACAGTAGCATCATTAGTACCACCACCTCCACCAGTGACCGATAATTGGTCTGCAGGTGAAAATCCAGATAATACACGGTCATAAAGAACTGAATCTGCTATAAAATCAGTTACTAAACCACTACCACTAATTGTACTAATATCTTGGAAAACAGATTTAATATCAAACACATTATATGCATTTATCTTAACAACTGAAGATTTTGCATCTGTAGTTTTTTCATTGTAAATTAATTGCTCTCCAACAATGAATGTACCAGTAGTCTCAGATACATTAATTTCATCTGATGCACTTGTTCCAGAAATTTCTGCCAGATAACCTATGGCACCGCTAGATAATCCTCTAACTCTAGTGCCTTTAGGTTGTGAACCTACTAAATTTGTTATTTTAAGAGTAGTATATGTTTGAATATCATATAAATGTAAATCAAATTGAGTTGAAGCATTTTCATATTTTGTATCTGTAACTCCAAAAGAATATACTCTTGCCTCTCCTATTTTTAATCCAGTTGATGCACTTGTTGAACCACTTCTCCTTTGATTATAAAGTCCAATGATGTTTGTATTATTTCCACCCAAATTAATATATGGTGTTCCCTGAACATTATTTACTCGAAGTAAACTACCCATACTAAATGGTACAGATGCAGAGGGCACCTCTTTAACATCTCTTGGTTTATCAACATCTAAAACAGTTGTGCCATTTAAATATACATCATATCCCTTCACATATGCTTTACCTGGTGATAATTTGACACACATAGTGTCCTCTGAGGGTTTATTACCATCATCAGTTAACTGATCTTCATTATATAATCCATTTGATTCAATTTCATCATTTAATGAATTTTGTAAATTAACACGAAATGGTTCAACTGCATAGTTTCCAGACTCATCGAAAGTTCTTTTAGCAAAATATTTTTTAATTTGCGAGTATACTGAATCATCTTGTAACTTCTTAGTTACACCTTGATCAACCTTGAATAATTCAACGAAGGAAGTATCATTAAAATCATTTATAGATTTTTTAGCTAATTTGAGTGCTATTTTAAATCTATCAGCACCTGGTGCAGCAAAATTTGTAAATCCCTTTGCATTATCAAATAAAGATTGATCATCATTAGCATTTACGACTTCTTCAATTATATCAAATCCAACTCTATATGATGGGTTATTATTATATGGGTCTAATATTATCAAAGATGTTGACACATCAACAAAAGTTCCACGAATAAAGTATACACCCTCATTCACTCCAAAAGCAGAACCAGTTGTGGAAGCATTTTCTAGAGATAGAGTTAATATGGTTTCACCAGCGTTTAAAGTAGTATTTCCATAGGTTACACTCTCCTCTAAAATTAAAACCTCACCGTCTGGGAAAAGTGTGCTTAAAGTATCAGTTCCAGACTCATTATATTTTACAAAAATAGTTGGTTCAGTAACACCTTCACTTGGTGGAAGAACATAATTTTTTATAGTTGCAACAATACCAGAATTTTGACCTCTTACTCTTACACCTTTGCCATTATTTTTTGCAATTAAACTATCTAAGTATATTGAAACATCTAAACCGAGATGATTTGGATTAATTTTACAAGAAAAATAAGATGTATCATACTCAATGCCACCTGGTATGACCATCGAACCTTCTTTGAAAACATGTTTTCCAAATGTTTCAACCTGATTTTGCAATATTGATTGTAAACCAGTTAATTCTCTTGCCTGTACTGGACTTCCAGGTTTGAAAAGAACTTTATAAAAATTTTTCGCCTTATCAAAGTCGTCATAATAAGGACTTATATTTAAATTTGTCTTTTGTGGCATTTTAGAACTCTAGTATGATTTTAATGTCCTCTTTTTGTCGAGTGCTCCTCACAATTTCTGGTCTATTATCTAGATAAATTATTTGTCCCGACCCTTTATTTATCTCAGAATCAGATAACCCTGCCTGAAATCTTGTTCCAAGATTTATTAATTTATTTCCAGTTGGATTAGTAGATATTCCTGAAAATGAATTCATAATACCACCTGAGAATCCAGAAGCAGATCCACTTATATCGTTAGACTCAGTTGCACTTTCAAATTGAAATATAACAGCTGATGTGGTAATTCCAACATAATCTGTTTGGTCATATGTTGTATTATTAAAATAAAGTGATCTATCTCTAAAGTATTTTAAAACTTTAGTATCCTTGTCATAAGATGAGACAAATCCTTTAGCAATTTTTCCTGCATTTGGACTCACGGTTAATAATTGTGTTATTTTTTCACCAACTTGTGGAGTTCCTGTCACACTTTCAAACTTTATTGCCTGTAGTGATGAGAATGTATTATCGCTATAAACTGTATCAGTTCCAGATTTAGTTGGATTTTTGACAATACCAACTTGTGCAAATGTAGTATCACTAGGAAAATCTTTGGTAGAATCATCAAAACGAGAATAAATTATAACCTTATCAGTCCCTAACTCAGTGTAAATATCATCCCCATGACCTCTTGCAGGAGGTATTATAGGTATTAACTTTGCTTTTCCATTTGATGGAGCATTTGAGTTTAAACTATCCAGATCAACAATACCATAAGTATACCCCTTTCCACCAGAACTTACAGTTACATTCGTGATAGTTCCACCAACAACATCTACTCTCGCTTTTGCACCTGTTCCATCACCAACTATATTTACCTCTTGAGATAAATCATTTGCATAGTTTATACCGCCATTTTCAATATAAACGTGTTTTATTTGATTTAAATTTGTATCAGAGTTTCCATTTTCTCTTACTGTTCTAATTTGAGAATCAGTAGATGATGACCAATCATTTGGTACAGTAATAAACTCTGTTGAATCAAATTTAATAATATCACTAGGAGATACTGTGAATAAGTATTTCCATTTATACCCATCACCACTATTACCTGCTTTTGATGGTTCAAGATCGGTAAATGTTGGTTCATCTTGTGATACATTACCTAATGGATTAATACCTGAAGAACCATTGTCAATACAAATATAAACTTTGAAATCGGAGTTCATTACATAATAATTTGCATCATATAATCTATTAGATTTTGTTAAAGGACTTTGATTCGTAGGACTATAATCATCCCTATAAATCTCATATCTATTACCAGATACCCAATCTACTCTTCTAATAAGTCTTCTAATATTAGCAGATGATACTTTTTTACCAAACATCATTGTATCACCACTATGCCTTTGATAGGCAAAACTATCCGTTGGTGCGGGGGTAGCTGTATTCCAATCACTTGATCTACCAAATCCCACTAAAGTTTCTGCACCAGTAGGATTTGCTAATCCCAAAAACACATAATATGAATTATTTGTATCTTCTACTGATGCTACAAAATTATTTGCATTTAAAATTCTAAATTGATCAGTAACAATTGCCGACATCGTATCTATACTTTTCTTTCTATTTATAGTGGTTTCTGCATCAAGCTATAATAGCCCTTATTGAACCACTATTTCTATGACCTCTTTCTCCAAGATTATCATAACTCTTTCTTTGTATCGTTGGGAAAGTTGTAAGTCCAGAATTTACAGTCAAACCAGTAACACCAATAGAGATTGGGTTATTTGAACGTGCAACGTCATTACCATACACTCTACCCCAACTTAATTTACCTAGAGGAATTGCAGTACCAGTAACGCCTTCGTATAGTCCCTGAGTGCTGATACCACTGATAGAACTAGCACTATTAGTATGTACGTGACATATTATAGTTCCTTTTGAACCGTTAGTTGTTATAGAATGAACAACATAAACATTATCGAGGAAAGTTGTTCCAACGCCAACGACTGATGAATTACCAGGTTCTACTGATGTAAGTCCATTTCCTACTTTTGTATCAGTAATTAGAATTGGATACCCTACTTGTAATGTATTTGCTGTAGCATTTATTAATTGACCATCACTATTTTTAACAACTGCATGATAATCAAATCTAAGTGCTGGACCTCCACCACTTCTAGTAGTTTGAGTAATACCAGTTATAATTCCAGTATAACCTTGGAAATTAGATAATCCAGTTAATTTCTCTGTTTTAAATTTAGGTAGATCGATTATTACCTCTGGTAGATTGCCAGAACTATATCCCAATCCAATATTAGTTATTGTATGTCCAGTTATTTGTCCATTTGTAACAGTTAGAGTTGCTGTTGCTGTTGTTCCTACACCAACACCAATTCCAGAAGGTGGTGCTGCTATGCTTACGTTTACTACACCTTCATATCCAGAACCTTGTTCGGTAATGTTTAGGGAAGAAACATATTGTTGAGTTCCAACTCCAGCAACAACTGCTTCTGCAGATGCAGGAGTATGTATTTCACCTGAAGTAATTAAAGCATCAACAGAGTCAACTGTAATTCCAGAATACTTATTCTCGTAGAATAATGAAACAGCATCATCAACAAATATTCCGTCATTTGTACCAGTTCCTTTTCCAGATGTAACAGATAAATCACCAATTATTTTTGATGTAGGATAAATTTGAGGTTCTAATATAGATCTAGATTTATTAATTACTTGACCATTAACTATAAAATCAGTTTTTTGCTTAGTCCATCTTACTGGTTTTTGATTTGTTTCATCAATGCCAAGTCCCGTATAAATGTCAGTATCAAGTATATCTGTGTTAAGAATTTCTTTTACTATTCTTTCACTTTGTTGTGATGTAGTTATTCCAAGTAAGTTTTGATTCGCAAAAACTCTTAAATCATCACCTATTTTTATTGTCTCAGAGACATTTTCAAGTTGAACATCTATTCCGTCAATTCCTTTATAGAAGAAAATATCTACTTTATCATTATCATTAAGACCAGGACCTGATTCACCGCTAGGTGGTTCTGTGAACGTAAATGTTGTTCCACCTTGGAATTGATATGCTTCGCCAGGTTTCTGTAATACACCATTTATAAAAATAAGTAATACAGCATCTAAGTCTATTAAAGCAGAACGAGGATCGGTTAATACTTTTTCAAAACTTAGTAGTTCGCCATTAAAGAATAATGGGAATCTTGTTCTTATACCATCTTGTAGTATTTTAATACTATCAATAGCATCAATTTCACCAAACTGCCAAGCAGAGAACTTGTCATTGAATATTTCCAATACCTCTAATTCAAATTCTTGTATTGGTGCTGATAAATGAGCAGCAGTTACTAAACCTACAGGTTTAAATTTATCTCCTTTTTTGAATGAGTGTCCTGCTCTTGCAATTTGAAAATCTTTTATTGTGAATAATGTTGATCCAATTCCAACACTCGTTGATGCAACACTAACTCCAACATTTAATAATAGATTTAATCCAGTATCTGTAGTTGAACCAACTCCTAGTCTTGATATACCCTCAACTTCAAGATTCTCATAGACTGGTTCAGGTATATTGATTTGTGGATTAACATATCCAGTACCAGGATTAGTTATTGTAAATGAAAGTGTGCCTCCTACACCCACTATCGCCTCTACAGTGGCACCAGTTCCACCTCCACCACCAGAACCAACATTAATGGTAATTGTATTTGTTGTAGTCTCTGTTATTGCAGTTTGTATGCCAGCGATAGGATCAGAGTTAGGGAAACTTGTCTTAGATACTGCACGAGGATATGGATGATCTGAGAAGAAATTGTCCTTAGAACACTTGAATACTAATCCACCAGTATCAATACCAACTGTATCGCTAGTTGATAAACCGTGATTAGGTATTGTAAGAACAAGTTGTCCTGAATGTGATTCATATAATGCATCAGTAGCAGTAAATCCTTGACTTGATGCTCCTGAGAACGCTGTTTTCTTAATTGATCCAATACCAGAACTTACAAATCTATGTTCATATGCAATATCAGTAACTCCAATTGCAACACTACCACCACGATAACCAGAACCAAATGTTAAATCTTCAAAGAACTCAAATGCATGACCACCACCTTCGTAAGTATGAACAATTGTACTTGGTCCTGCTTGAACTTCAAAACTTCTCTCTGATACAATACCTACTAAGAATAATGGTCTCTCATGATCTTGGAATATCGTTGTTGTAACTCCACTATATCCAACACAACTAAATTCAAGATTTTTTAATTTAACCGAAGTAGGTCTATCTAATCCAAATCCATGAACATCATTTGTAGTTACAGTTATTATTCCAGTATTATTATCATATTCAGCAGTTTGAATACCTATATTAAATCCTGATGATGTACCAATACCTACAATACCTGTTAATTCCCCATCACTATTTTTCTCTGCTCTTACTTTAGCACCATTTAATGGTGCATATCCTAACCCTTCAGTAGAACCAAGAGATACAATAAGACCACCTCTAGGTATTTGGTTTTGATTAATATCAGAGTCTGATACTATAAACTGACCATTCTCTGAAGTTATACCTGTAAATCTAATAGTCGAAATTCCAGAAATTGTGTCTATACCAACACTATAATTATTTGGATTGCCTGTATTATTTGTTGTATCTGGTGTTTGGAACACTCCATTAATGAATACAACTCCATTACCTATTCCAATACCTGCAGATGTATGTGCTCCACCAACTTTTAAGTCATATGCAGTAGTAAGACCAGTAAAAGTATCTGAGATATCATCAAATAACATATTTGTGGTATAATCTTGTCTCAAGAAAGTTCTACCACTAAAGTTTGCTTTTACGAAAGGTAATTCAGTATCTGTTCTTCTTGAACGAGTATTTCCTTTAGGTGGATCAATAAAATGAATCTCACTATCAACAATATTAAATGATCCTCTATGTACTCTGACAGTATCACCATTAGTGTGTGAAGTAGCAGCAATTCCTAAAACACCTCTTTCAACTCTAACGGTTGGTATTGTTGAAATTCCTAGAGAAACATTTAATTGATCATCTATCTGTCCACTTCCATCTGATGTGCTTGAGAAACCAACCTCAATTATCTTCATATATTCATCGTCTACTTTCAATACATCAAATGTTGAAATTGAACTGATGCCACTTAAAGAGAATTGTGTTGTTGCAACACCAATACTTACATCTAAAGTGTAAGTTAAAGCTGTAAATGTTATTGGTTGTTGTACTACACCATCTAATCCAATAATAGTCTTAGTCAATTTGTTTGACATATTCAACTTATGAGCATTACCAGCACCGATACCAGTGAATGTTATTGCAATACCAGAAGTAATATCTTCTCTTGTTGGGAATAATTGGAATTTATTTTCATCTATCGTTTTGGCAAATACAGTTGTAGGTAAAATATCAGTGCTAACACCAGAATTATTAATTGTTGAACCAATTGATAATGCTGTTGCAGCAATTCCAATAAATGTTGATGATGGTTCATATGCAATTTCTTCATTAGTATTGAAGAAATGATTAGGAATTGTAAATGTACCTGTAGACTTTTCAAGACCTACACCATCAGGATTGAATGTTTTACTATAGATCGGTGTTCCTTCAAAAGTTAAGTCAAACTTAGTTTTATTTGCTCTTCGACCCTCAAGTCCATCAAAGGTTGATAGTAAAACATCTTGTTCTACAGCACCATATCTTAGAGGAGTTGGTAAATTATCAAAATCAGTCGCTGTATATAAAATTTGATTATACGCTTGAACTTGAACTGTATCAACAAATTCTGTATCAGGAACAAAAAGTAATGAGATATTATCACCATTTGTATCTGATATAAAAGTACCAATTCCAGAAGTTGAACCTAATGATACATATGGATATTGAACAACTAGAACATCTGTAGCATCTCTAACAGCAACAACTTGATGAATAGCTGAGGTTTGTCCAGTGGATACCCTGACTAATGATTTAACAGTGCTATCTAAATTTTTATCAATGGTTGCAAAAGAAATAGAACCACCTACACCAACATTAACAGTAGATTCAAATCTAGCACTTCTTTCAGCACCTATAGGTTGTCCTGTTGTTAAAAATCTATGTGTGCCGATTCCAGCAGTTGTTGTTCCTAAACCGACAATGTTTGCTTTTGCGTCGAGTGTAGAAACTCTATCATTTTCAATTTGTAACTTAATAATATCATTTTCCATTCTAGTTGTTACAACACCAACAGAGTTTGTGGTAATAGTACCACCAGCATCAATATAAACTTGTGAGGTAGTTGTATCTACACCATCAAAATCAACAGTGATTTCATTATAATTAATTTCTTTGGTTACAGAATCTTGTACAAAAATAGTAGCGTACAATCCATTAAATTCGTCCTTGTTGAATTCAGCGATTGTTGTAGTATTGAATCCTGTAGTAGCAGATTCTATTCCTACATTTGCACTTATTAAGTCGATACTTCCAATAACAGTAGTTGTAACACCTAAAGAATCATTATCGTAGAAAGTTTTAACAATTTTAATATCATGATCTTTTGTAAACTGTTCAATTGGATTAAACAATAAATTTTTTGTTCCATCAAGTTTTATTTCTGTTTCAAAACTTCCTAATTTTGAATTTCCATCAATATTATCTAAACCTATTCCACTACTATCTGTTGACTTTTCTAATAAAAGTACATCATTTTCAGTCGTAAGAACAACTAATTCACTCAATTGTGCGTCAAAGGTATCAGGATCAACTATTTGTATTAAATAATGAACAAACTTTCCGTTAATTTCATCAAGAATAGATGAATTTGCAGCAAAACCTACACTAGAAAACTCAACACTTACGTCATCGTGAATAAGAACTCTATTTGAAATACATTTGTTAAAGTTAGTTAATTTCTTCTCTGATAATACTAAAGTTTTAGTCTTATTGCCCAATCTATTATAATCTAACACAAAATCGAAATTATTAATAGCATCAACTCTATTATCATCACTAACTATATCGAGAATTGTAACATCAATCGCAGGTATGGTAGTACCAATTCCCACATTAGTTTTAGTTTCTATGAATGTATCTGCAAAGTTTTTTAAACCTGCAGGATGTATAATACTATTCAAACTATTTGAGAATTTTTCCCAAGGACTAGGACTCTTTACAGAATATGAT